CGGTGTTGATCTCGTCGATCATCAGGATGTACGGGGCCGACTCACCCTTGGTGTAGGGGTCGTTTTCCAGTTCCAGCCAAGTGTAGATGTGGAAAACCCGGCGCAAACCGTCTTCGTTCTCGTTCGGCGACTTGCCTTCGATCTTGTCCGTGGCCTTTTTCGGGCCAGTCGGCTCGGGATCCATCGTCACCCGGACGAGATTGGTGTCCCGATACAGCCCGGAGGTGATTCTCGAGCGAAATTCCCACTCGGAGATGTCATCGACCTCCGTTATCCGGGGCGAAGTGTAGAAATTCGCAGCCGCGAAGGGCAAAAGTACATTGTCGATGGGCAAAAACTGGGCGCAAGGCCGTCTTTTCTTCTCGTCGTACCAGATTTTCAGGTACTGAGAGCCTCCAAGCGGCAACTGAGTGAGCATTTGCTCCTGTTCGTCGCAGAATTCCTCGATCTGCTCCGACAATTGCCAGTTCATGTAGTCGCGTTTGCGCTCCGCGATGGCCGTTTTCACCTCATCGACATCGCCGAGGATCTTCGTGCGGGTCGGACCGTCGGGCGGGAACAGTTCCTTGATGGCTCGAGCAGCAAAATCGACGCACGCCTCGGCCATTACGGGGTGAACGACCTTCGATGCGCCGTTGAAGTTCGCCCCGCCTGGGGCATCGTTGCCCAGACCGGTGCGCTTGATGCCCTCTTCGTACTGCTTGTCGCGCTGCTTGCGGGCTTCCTTGTCCTTCTCGGCCAATTCGATGTACCGCAAGGCCATCGTGCTTTGTTCGGCCATGTCTAGGACATCGGTCTCCGCGAGGTTCTCGTAGAAGTCCTTGCTTTCCATCGGTCCGGTGGTGTCCAGGCGGACGCGGACAGACCCATCGGGCAGTTCCTCGAGGTCTTCGTCGGTCAGTTCGAATTCGACCTCCATGGCCTCTTCAGGCGGCTGCTCGGGCGAAGCATCGTCAGGGGTCCCCTGAACGAAGCGCCCGTACTCGGGGTCAATCGGCATCTGTGTGGCCATGTTCCAGTTCCTTTATGCGTTGATCCCGGGCGGTGTCTGCTGCTCCATGAGCATCATGATCACCTCTTCCGGGCTGACTCCCATGCTTCTGGCCATGTCCAAGATCTGCATGGCAAGCGCCTCGTTCGGCTGCGTCGGTTCGGCGGCGGCCAGACCACCCTCGTTGTATCCCTTGGTGATCGCGCCACCCTCTTTGCGGAGGTAATCCTTGCCGCGCAACACCTCTTCCATTACCTGCAACGGGCTGCGGCCGGTCTGCTCCGCGGTGCGGCGGATCATGCGCTCGAGGTTGTCAATGTACAACTCGGGTTTGGTCTTGAGCGCCGTGACATCAGCAGACCCGTACCAGCCAAGCGCCTGCGCCTCTGCCGGGGAAACCCCCTTCCGCTTGGCGGCACGCTGCCACAAGTCCTCGAAGCCTGCGTACTCAGACCCCGACGGCGCGGCCTCCCAGAACCCTGGGCGCTCCTTCGCCTCCTTCAGGGACATCTTGCCTTCGGCGACATCCTTGCGCGGGAAATACTCGCCGATTACCTTGCCTTCGTCATCCTTCTCGACCAGCTTGGACGCCAGCCAACGCGGATCCCCGCGCTCGATGATCGGGCCTCGCACCGCGTTCACATCCACGGTCACCGGCCGCAGGTTGCCCTGGTAGTTCCGGTAGAAGGTGCCGAGCTTTCGGTCCGGCGGCAGCGCCCCCTCGATGTCGCCAGCGGCGATCTGCTTGCCGCGGCTGAAGATGTCGCCCTGCGCGAGCGACCCGTATCCAGGCGGCAACTCAATCGGCGTGCCTTCAGGCATAGGCTCCTTGCCCCGGCGAATCTTGTTCGTGAGCAGGAAAGCGTCTTCCGGCAAGCCGCCCGTCTGGCTCAGGTGCCACAGGTACGACCCCATGCGGTTCTGCTGATCCACCGGGTTCCGCTGGGACGCGGACGCCATCTGCGCGAGGAAGGCGTTGAACTCCTTCTGGCTCATGCCCAGATCCATGGCCACCTGCCGCAGAGGCTCGGTGCCATACCACTCGGTCATGCCCAGCTTCCTGCCCTTCTCGATCAGGGTATCGACCTTCTTCCGAGCGGTCGGGCTGTCCAGCAGGTCTTGCATCCGCGGCGTGTACTTCGGGCTTTTGCCCTCCGCCCGGGCTTTGTCCACGCTGGGCATCCGCGGCAGATCCACCTGCGGCACGCCGGGCGTGTACATCCCCTGGCCGCGAGGCATCAGCGGCAGCCCCGTCCCTTGCGGCGCGGTCATCGGAGGGGTCTTCGACTCCAGCATCTCACCCATCTTGGAAACCGACTCGCTTTCGATTCCCTTTGGAAACGGTTCCAGATTGGGCAGCTTTTCTGCCTTTGGCGTCTCCATGCCCAGCAGGCGCTTCAGACGGGTCTTGGCGGCCTCTGCGGCCTTTGCTGGTACGGTAGGCATTAGCGGCTCCCTTTGGCCACGGCAAGGCCGCCACGGCGTTTTGTGATGTCTTTGCTGGTCGGATCAAAACTACCTCGATTGCCGATGGCAGACTTGACCTGCTCAGGTTGAAATGCGATCACCTCGGCAAGATTACCGCTGCGGTCGTAGTACATGATTCCGTCATGCCCGGCAGCCGTCATCTTGGCCACCTCTTCTTTGGTCAGCGTCCACGGGCTACCACCAAAAGGCTTGAAGTCTGCCCTCCATGTCTCTTCTGTCGCAATCAAGGGATTCTTGACCGACGAATACAGAGGCATGACATTAGTGCCGGGCGTGAACTGATCTTTGTTTCGATAAACCCGCCCAGGTTGGCCCGGTATCGTCTTGATGTTGTGCGCCGCCGGTTGAAATTCCTTGTTTGGAGTCATCCAAATCGCAGGCCCGCTCAGTTCCGGGTTTACTCCTCCCGGCATAAATTCGCTGAAATCGTGCGGGGTAGCGTGATACAAGCGATCTTGCACCTTACTGCCTTCAAGAAATCTTGCCTTATTGACTTCCGTATCAGCGGGCGACAACACATCAAGAGCCGATTGAATTGCCCTCTTTATACCCTGCTTGATCGGCTTGACTGCACCACCCTTTGCGAACGGTTGAACCGGTGTCGGCCGGTACATGATGGCCGTGCCCTGGCTCGGGTTCATCAGGCCTTCGTAACCGTACTCCTTGGCCATGCGCTCCACATCAGTGAAGGCCTGGGAAGGGTCGGTTAGCCCCTGGTTGTACTTCGCCGTGTACGGCCTCCGGTTGGCCTCGGCCGCCAGCGTGCGAAGGAGCAGCGGATCCTTCTCGATGTCGTACAGCCCCTCGCTTCGAGTTCCGTACCGGAAGCGCCCCAGGCCGGGTTCCGGCTGCGCCCTCGAGGGATCTCCGGCGTAGAAGTACGAGCGCTCCATCACGGGGTTCATCGTCTCCTTCAGACGCTGCATCTCCCGCCCGGCAATCCCCGACCCGTACCGGCTTGGGTCAGTGGCCAATAGATCGGGGACATGACTGAAGTGGGTCAGCATCTCGGAAGCAGCAGTCCCAGGCTCGGGCCGGATCAGCGGTTGGATGTACCCAGGCATCCCGCCGGTGTACTCCAGGCCAAGGAACTCAGGCGGCAACAGCACGCTCTTCTGCGGGGCGAACTGGAATTCCTTCCACGCCCTCTTGATCATGCCGTCGATATCGGCCGCCTCTTTGTCCCGCCCTCGCCGCTGCGCTTCGTACCGGTTCGCGTTCAGCCGGTTGATCCGCTGCATCAACTGGGCGTTGATCGGGCTGTAGTTCACGAACGAGTTCTGGCCCCGCGTCTCGCTTGCCATGGCCATCCGGGCCAGGGGCGAGAACATCTGCGAGTGCGCCCCGTAGGCGATCTCCTCGCCCTTCGGCCCAAACGGGTTGCCGTGAACCGCGTGACCGTAGAAGTCATGCACGGCCCGGAACATCTCGTTGGTGTTCAGGCCCGTCTCGGGATCGACCGCGTTCAGGAAGTCGTGAGGGTCACCGCCCTGGTAGACATACAGGTGCCGGTTGCCGTAGATGTCCCGCAGCATCTCGCCGCTCGACTGGTAATTGCCTTCCCCCGCCCGGTGATACGACATATTGACCGGCAGGTTGCGGAACTGATCGGTCGTCTCTTTGGCCAACTGCCGGTAGGCCGCCTCGAGCAACTGGTCGTAGTTCTGTGCGCCGGTCGCCTCGACCAGTTCGGGGTAGCGCTTGCCATACGCCTCGAAGACTGTCTTCTTGTAGGCGTCATCCTCATCAGCCGCCAACTCGAAGGTGCGGCCGATTGCCGACTGCTTCGCGAGGCTCGAGGGCGGCATCTGCGGCTCGGTGTACGCCTGCCCAGATGACCGCTGGCTATAGTCATCCGCCGCCCGATAAACGAAGTTCGTCGGATCCTTCAGCGTCGCCCGGATTGATTCATCCGATACTGGTTGCGAAACATCGTCTCCAGGTAATCCTCCGGCACCTGCGGGATCCCGTACTTCTTCTCGTACTCCTCGATCTTTTGATCCAGTTCCTTGAGCAATTCGGGGTTTAACCCGGTAGAACGGGCCTTCTTGGGCTGTTTCATAGCGACTCTCCTTGACTCTCGGAACCTCAGGGACTTCCATTGGCTTCATCCCGCGGCGGAACATCCTCGAGGCACCGGTCACCGCAGGCGCAGCCGCCTTGATGCCCTTGCCCACCGCCGGGATCGCACCACCCAGGACGCCAGCAATCGCCACATCCTCAGGGTTGAAGGTGCCGCCCGTCCCCGCCTGGGACGCCTCGATCACCGCCTGATTGGTGGCAGCTACGCCAGCAGCCCGCGGGATCGTGCTCGCCAACCCCGCAGGAACGAACGAAGCTATACCCGATATGATACGCGGAATATCACCTACGCTTACACCCGGGGGTATCGCATACTCCTTTTGATCGAGTGCCGACCGCAGGATGTAGTTGCCCTTCTCGTCCTGGCGCACCTTGACATGAGGGAAGTTCGCCTGGAGGATCTGGACGGTTTCATCGGGTGACGACTGCAAGGTGCCCAGCGCCGCCTTGAAGCTCGGCAGCGTCAGCCGGTTGAGTTCCGGCATCCCCGTGTACTCGGGCAGGGACCGCGTCTCCGGCGTGGCACGGCGAGACCCAGTGATGGCCTCACCGATCTCTTCGAAGAATCCTGGTTGCCGGTCAGCCATGCCCTTCCCCGTCATAAATCAATGCCGCCATCATAGTCGTCGGGCGGTGTCAAGTCCATCAGACCGCATATGGGTTGACCCTCCGCTGCCTGCCGGTGTCGGCGTAGTCTTCCTCGTCCCAATCCTCTTCCGGCGGGGGATCGACCTCCAGCCAGCCAGCGTCGCGCAGCCAGCGCAGGGCCTGCGAGCCGGTATCGACATAGTCGTCGTTCGTCGTCTCAGGGAAGGCGCAGATCTGGCTCACGAACCCTTCAGCCCAGTCGCGCACGAAGCCCTTCCGCTGGCTTGACTCAGGGATCCAGACCCGACCGCGGGCGATGATATGCGAGACGATGTTCAGACGCTGGATCTTGTCCGCACGGCCAGGGTTGTAGGCCATGACAGGCAGGTGCGCCCGCTGAAGGTCTTGGATCAGGCTGATCCCGGCGCTCTTGTCCTCGATCAGGATCAGATCCACCCGCTTCTTCTCCTTGCCGTCGCCGAAGACCACGCCGTACTCCTCGACCACCTTCGGCCGCAGATCCGGGTACTGGAGCCTATCCTGCCATGCGTCGATGAGCATGACCGACATCGGTCCATCCAGGGGCTTGAAGACGCCCCAGACCGTGCAAGCCGTGGGATCGTTCTGGGTCTTCTCGCTCGTGGCGCAATCGTAGGACTGGATGATGTACTCGAACTTGGGGAACTCCTTGCCGTCAGGCCATAGGCGGAACCATTCCCGCTTGACTATGCCGCCCTCTTCGGGGTCGATGATCTCGGCGTAGATCTCCTGGCGGCCCAGCTTCGTACCCTCGTATGACAGGATCTGGCGCTTGAAGTTGTCGCTCAGGTTGGCGATGTTGTCGTAGGTCGAGGCCGTGGTCACCACGACATCCTCACCCTCCCGGGCGATCAACTCGAGGATCAAGTCCTTGGGCTTGGGCGTCGTTGTACATATTAGGCGGGTCTTGAATCCGTCGCCCAGAGTCAGCCGCAGACCGAACTGCATCATGTCCCAGGCGTCTTGCACGTACTCCCAGGCGGCAAGCTCATCGCACCACCCGCCGTGGAACTGGGGGCCGCGGAAGCGCTCAGGCTCCGAGGCCGGGATGCCCTTGATCAGGCTGCCGTTGACCAGCCGCAGTTCGTGCAGCGCCTTGTTGTAATCTTCGATCAGCGCCGCGGGGATCACAGACACCAGCCCGGAATCACCTTCGAAGCAAGTGCCGCGGACATCCGCGCTCGTGGGAGCCGCCACCAACCAGCGGGTCTTCGGATACTCCCAGGCCCACCACGCCAGTTGCTCGGCCGCCGTCCGGGTCTTTCCGGCTCCGCGGCCAGCCAGCATCAGCCAGATCGACCACCAATCGCCAGGGGGGAGGATCTGATGCGCCAGGGCCTTATGCAGCCATGTCAGCCGCCACGCCTTGGCCAACCGCTCGTAGGGAGGCAGCGCCCGGAAGGCTGCCTGCACCTCAGGGTGCGCCAGATCAGCGAGATCCATCCTGGCGCTTCAACTCGATGTTCTGAAGCAGGGCGGCCATCATCTGCTCAGCCTGGGACTCCACCTCGACCTTTACCGGGTTCTCGGCGTCGCCCGCCATGGTGACCTTGTCGCCGTAACGCTTAGGGTTCCACTTGGCCAGCAACTTCAGGCCGATCTCGGCCTTGGCCTTCTGCCATTGGACATACCCAGAATCAACCCGGCCACCGCCCTCAGACAGGATCCTCTCAGGCTCCGCGATCATGTCCAGCCAGATCTGCTCGGCGATAGCGTCCTGGCCAATTTCACGAGCGCGTGCGATGGCTATGGAAAGGCCGACGCCGCCACCAGAAGCGACAGCCTGATCGTCTCGCACCATCCAGTCATAGACTGTCTGCCATGCCGGGAACCCTTCTTTCCTGCATATCTCTCTGAGGGGGACGCCTTCTGCCAGGAGGTTGCACATCTCTTGTGCGATCTCTGGGGTGTATTTGGAGGGCCTGCCGGTCTTCTTAGGCTCTAACCCTATGGGCTTGGGCGTTTGTGCCTTGGCGGGCGTTTTAATGGCTTTACGCGGGGTTTCTGGCTTGGCCATATTCCTCTCCGGTTTGTTGATGTTCTAAGTCTAACCGAATCGGTTACGGTATAGGTTACCCAAGGGTGGAGATGATCCACGCCCCTCCCATCTCCGAAGAGACCAGAGCACCCTGAGGCTGCGATTCATCGATACCGGGTTGTCCCACCCATGTCCCAGGTATCTTGTGCGGTCGCTCGCAGACACGCCGCTCGGCTGGCAGACGGGTGAAGTCTCGCCGGTGTTTCGTCCCTCGCCGCCCATTCAAGCGCTCACTCTCGTGAGGGTCACGGATAGCGTGGAAACAAAAAGCCCTTGCTGCTGCCCCCCGGTAGGAACCCCGTTTCCGGGGCGAGAGGCATGAGCAAGGGTTCTTGATGTCGGTTCCTACGCCAACGAGCGAGATCATAGATGCGGCCTCAATTCCTTGTCAACAGGGCCGGGACGAACCGATTCGCTTTCAATTCCCTGGTGACTCGCTGCACTCGATCAGTTCGGGATGATCGAAGTTCTTGTACTGCTCGACCGGGGTGCCCTTGCCGATCTCCTCGACTAAATCATCTTGCGACGCAACACGAACCGACAACATCGTGTTCGCAACATGACTCAGTGCCTGCTGACGCAAAGCCGCCTTGATCAGCCGGGTCTTTCCGTCGGGCGTGCCGACAAGGTAAATGCGCTGTTGAGCCATGGCTTTCTTTTGTTTTGGATAGGACAGGTGTAATTCTACCGGACATCAGCAGATGTGAAAAGGCCCAGCTTGTGACCGGGCCTGATGCGGATACTGGGAGCATCACCCCACGCTAACCGAGTCGGTTTTGGTTCGCTTTCAAATCGGAATAGGTTCGCTATCGATTCGCCTCAAAGTAGGCAAATCATAACGATGAAGACCGTGAAGGCCAACCCTGCTAGTGCCTC